ACCCGTGCCGCTGTTATAAGTTAATCCTGAGCCGGTTGCAACACTGAAGTGGGCACGGACTTCACTGGCAGAAGGACCAGTGTAAGTAATGACGCCGCTTGTACTGTTGTAGCTAAGAGAACCATCGCCACCAGAATCCGTAACAGAAATTGCACCACGTGCCCTCGCAGTCGTGAAGTACTCATTAGTACCTTCTGAAAGGTCAGAAGTCGAATTGCCTGCAAAATCAAGCTTATCTGTCGGAGTATTTAACTCCTCAAAGAGCCCTGAAACTAAAACAATAGGCTTTCTTTGTGTCATCTTTACTCTCTAGTAGTGAACTAAATTAGTCTCTAGTACTACTTAATATGTTTATCTTAGCAGCGGTTAAAGCTCTATTCATTAGCAGTCCTGGTTGAAGGAAATCCTCTAACATCAACCAATTCGTATCGGTGGTTCAATTTGAATGGCAAACTCAGCACTGCTTGCTGCCTCTCCGACCCGTGTGACATAAGTCCCTTGTGCGGATGGTGGCGTTGTTGTAATCCCGCCTGCACTAGTATCTGATAAGAAGTAGCCCTCGCCAGCGTTTAATCCGGAGCTTGCAAGAACACCAACAACTAAAACGCGAACTTCTTCACCCGCTAACTTACTTGTCTGGGCAAAACCAACGACCGTTGCTTTATCCACGGTGTCATTAGCGATTGCTCGCCCAACTTTCCCATCACTTGCCCTGGAATATAAAGCTTCTCCTTGTGTAACATCTTCAAAGGCAGGAGCTTGGAATCCTGCAACAGCGTAAACTGTTGCACCAGCCATTGTTGCTTTTAAATCAATTAGAGCTTCAGTAAAACCTTGAGCATTGGGTGCATAAGGTTCATAATTACTGATTCCAGGCATTAGGCTAACAAGATAGGAGGTTCTAATTGAATACTGAAATCAGTTGTTGTTGCCCCTTCTCCAACTCTGGTAACTGCTTCACCACTTCCTGATGGAGCTGTTAATGTGATGGCTCCAGGAGTTGTCGCACTTAGAAAATAAATGTCTCCAGGATCTATAGCACCTGGCATTGTTTTTAAACCCGTAACTAAAACTTTTACTTGATCTCCTAAAGAAGTAGTGGCATCAGCAAACCCAACAACTAAAGCATTCTCAAGAGTTCCATCTGCAGCAGAAGCTTTTCCAACCTTGCCATCAGGAGTACGCATATAAAGTGCATCCCCATCTGTGACATTTTCAAAACAGACTGCATCAAAACCAATTCTGCTAGGAGCAAAAACAGGGAAACCCTCCTTAACGTCAATGATGGCGTCAACAAGGCCCCTGTAATTAGGTTCGTAGGGCTGACGTGTCATCGTAAACCCGTTGGCAGTCATAAGGTCAACAAGGACAGTTATAGCGCCTTCTATATTAGGTTCGTATCCGGTAGCCACAAATCCAACCTTTCCTAAATAATATTCTAAATTGTTCCATCCTTTAGAATAAAATTAATGTTAAAAATATTTTGATGACGCCTGAAGTCATTATTGCTGCAATTACAGCAGGTCTTGCAGCATTTACTGGATTATCCAAGTCTTTATCTGCTTTTAATGAAAAGTTGAATGAGCGTTTTCTAAAAATGGAACACGATTATGACAAGTTAGAAAATACAATAATTCGTGATTATGTATTGAAGCAAGACTTTTTACGAGAGATGCAAGCAGTCCATCAGAAGTTAGATCGCATCTGGGATCACATGATTAATCATAGGATTTAAACAGGAACCCAGCTAGCAGAAGTACCGTTGTAAATATAAAGAGCAGGTGCTGATTTATCGTAGTGGAGTTGACCATCTATAGGACTAGACGGAAAACCACTAGCAGATGTAGAAGCTACGGCTTTAGGAACCTGCCAACTAGTTCCATCATAAATTTTAAAGATCTGTGTGCTTACATTGTCTAACCAGCTTTCCCCCTTGCTAAGCAACGTGTAGCCGGTAGGAGTGAGGTTTGGCTGTGTAGAAGATACATGAATAGGGCCAACCTTAATCAGAGCTGGAGAGGCGCTGCTATCACGGAAATAAAGACCAGGCTCTGTAACATTTGTATTCAGTGCCAGCTCACCATCGCCAAGGCGACTGGGGAACACGCGGTCATAAAGAAGGCTAGAGCGCAGCCGTAGGATTTGAACAGCCATTAGGTATTAAGATAGATACCGCAATCAATCTGCGTAAATGGTGGTGTTGCTGGAACACCGTTGACATAAACACCGCATTCTAAAAGATCTGAAGTACGAACACCTGTAGTTGGATTATAGTCTGCGGGATTACCGTTGAGATAAGTACCACAATCAATTTCACCAAACCTAAAATCAGATGTGTAATCAGTTAGCGGCTGATCAAGCATACCAAACTTGGCAGCGTCAATCAAAGTCATATCAATATTAAACATCTTTTGCATCACAGTCAGCATCGTTGTTGTTGTATTCAACGGTGTACCTGTAAAACTAAAGCGATCACTATTAGGATCATTGGGATCGTAATCTGCATTACGTCTGAGGTTATCGGTAACCATTAGGGTTACCAGATTGGGGTCAAAGTTAGCAACCTGAGTTGGTTGATTTCGATCTCCACTAATTGATTTAGCGCCAGTCCAAGGCATTCCGTAACCCATCATGGCTAAGCGTTCTGCTGCTTTTTTAAGTGCGCCATTTTCTCTCTCAATCTTTTTATTGAAAAGTTCAGCCATCTCGCCAGCTGGCGGATCATTAGGTTCAAGTAGCCAAGTATTTACATATTCATGTGGTGTTAAGTTCTTAACTAAGCAGTAACCACCTGTTGTTTCTTGGAAAGGATAAATAATAGCGAAGGTATTAACATCAATAACCTGGCTAACAATATACTCTCCATTTAGCGCATCACCACTCTTAAACTCAAGATTAATGCGGGTATTTAAGCTTAAATTGTGGGGCTCATCAGTTTTTACAATAATGTTTACACCACTTTGGTTATAAGTTCCTGAAAGGTTTAAAGGATCATTACCTTCATCGTGAACAATAGACCACATGGCTGCATAAATATGTTTGCACCATCTAAGCTGATAGTACGCCAGGAGAGGGCGGGACATATCAGCAGTATCTTCGTAGCCAGGTAACTGATAGAAATTATTGACCACCAAATAACCAAAGTCAGCATAAATGCCAACGTCATCTCTAGTTTCAATCAGGTTTCCATTACGATCTAACCGATAGCCAGGTCGAACAGATCCTGTTTTTGTATTAGGAAATTTACGGCGTTGTTGTTCTTTATAAAAATCAAATGTTTCTCGCTTTAAATAATCTTGGCAAGTACATTGATAACGTATTTCTGTAGTTAGATAACGACCTACTTCAAAGCCACGATGGGCAGGAACAACAGTTTTTGGTACACCTTGCGTTGCAGGAAGATTAGTTACCGGATCAAAGATACGAGTTCCATAGCTATCCGTTCTCTGGAATAAAATTTCATTGGTAGAAAGATCTACACCAGTAACGGTATAACCGACGTAATCATTATAATTAAATCCACGAATTCTTCTGTTAACAATTAGTGTTCCAGTTGTACTACCGCTAGCAAGAGTGTCAAATGTAAACTGTGTTGAATTTAAAACAGTAATAACATATAAACCAGATGGTACATTGCCGCTTGTAACTGCAACAAATATTTCATTGCCAGTTGAAAGTCCGTGTGCTGAACCACAGGTAACAGTAACTGTAGAACCTGTTCTGGAGTAAGTAGAAAATAAACCAGGATCCCTTTCAATAACACGATCAACTAGTCGCTCACCTGTAAAAAATGTTACCGGAGTTGGAATAGAACGAATACGAACACGAGTCTCTGTCCACTCTGGATCTGTAAATACAGTTACCTTTTGAACGGAAACATTGCCAGATGCAGTAACAGCTGCAGTAGCAGTACAGTTAAATGCATTCTGTGTGGTGCTAGTTATTGTTAGTGTTTCATCAACACCAGCCCCACTTGTCATATTCAGATAAACAGAGTCACCTGTTTCATAACCATGGTCTGAAATATTGACAGTAATCGTTGTTCCTATTTGCGAATACGTACCTGTCTTTGCTGCCTGCATATAGCGAACACCAAGGATAGGCAAACCAAAATTATAAAAATTAAAAGAGTTGACATCACGCACGCCAACCATCTGCTCCCCAATCTCGCTATGAGTACTGGGAAATGTAAACATCCTTGCAGGAATAAAGACGCCAGGGAACTGCTGGAAAGCGCAGTACATCCTGAAGTCACCACGAGTATTACGACCTGTTGCGCTGCTTCCTAAGACTGTCTGCGTAAGCGTATAGAGTTCATATCCACGTCTCCAGCGATTCCACATAGAGTCGTGATTATAAAAACGAATTCGGCTTATTTGACTGCGATCAGACGGTTCAAAATCAAAAGGATTATCTTCTTTATCAAAATCTTTTTTTAATGCACTCTTTTTGATAGTATCTGAAAAAGATTTAAAGCCACTATCAAATCTTCCACCAAAACTATCTTTACGCCTAGGCATTTAAAGAAAGTCCTTCTCTAGGATCACCTGGATAGGGATAATCTACTTCAGAAACATTCAACATTCTGCGCCATTGATTTGCCATATCAACGGCGCGTTTCCAACTTAAATATTCTTGCTCTCTTGACCAGCTATCAATATTTTTCACGCTTTAGTAGTAACCGCCTTGCACATTCACATAGAAGCCATTAGTAAGCGAAGTAGTGCCGCTAACTGCTGCATATAAAGCTTGTCCGCGTTGAACAACTAAGCCACGTATTTTAGGAGAAACGCTGCTGGTTGCAGAACTAAAGTTGCCTCCAGCATGGGGAACTGGATGGTTAATAAGTGGGAGAATTTGCTTTTCTGTTAAACTAAAAGTCTGGTTTGCTGCAATAGCAGGAATACTTGCTGTAAAGACAGGGAAAAATTGGTTTGTGTTAGTGACGGTATTAGCACCCACCAGATAAAAACAAATGTCAATAGGAGGGTAGACATTAACATCACCTGTAATAGGACCAGAAATACTTGGGATAGTCCCAGTAAAAGTTGTTGAGGTAACTGCAGTAACCGTAACAACTTGGTCGATAGGAGTAGAGCCTGAGCTATAGCTAGTGAAATCTAAATAGACTTCTTGCCCAACTTTAATGTTGTGACCAGCTGTAATAGTAACAACAACATCAGTACCATTTGCAGAATACGTACCAACGGTTGCTGATTGTGCGTCTAAGAAGATATTTCGTTCTTTGGTATAACGTAACCAAATCTCATCAATATATGCACCACTAATTGATGTGTCAACAAAACCCGTATCAATATCTAAAACATTAGTAGCATTACCAACTGCAGTTGGAATTAAACTAGTAGAAAAAAGCTGACCAGACGCTACCGTTAATAAAGTACTATCCAGTAACGGGCGATCAATCATCGCCGGTAATTTATTGGTTGCGGTACTAGCCACGTGCTAACAATTCAACTGCTAAAGCTATTGTAGCGCAACTCTAAGCAAACAGTTTTGCAAAGATTGTTGGATCAATTTGTTCAATACCTTTAATTCGTTGACCTGCCATCCGTCTGTTTCCTGGAGCATAAGGTAATCCAGGCATAAAATCACCTGGCAACGGACGCATTGTTAAATCTTCATCACCACGAATGTAACCTAAACCTTTACCTAGGACAGGTCTTTCTGGTTGGTTTTCAAGAGGATTAATCATGACTTTCTTTTGCTAGCAAGTTCAACAGCACGTCGAGCTTTTTTTGCTGTCTCAGTATTTTCTACAAACTGTTTTCCTGAACGCGATTCACGTCTCTTCTTATCATCAGTTTCTTTTCTTTGTTCTGGCGACATACGCGCCCACGCTTCTTTTGGAAGATAGCGTTCTGTTTCTTTCTTTCCAGGTTCAATTGCTTTATCAGTCATCTTGAATTGAACCTCCATAGAGCCATGCATCACAAGTGCGTGCAGCTGCACATTTAAATTTAAACAGCTGGCAGTACCCTAGATTGGCGCGATCTAATACTTCATATGGATCGGCACCACGGTTCTCATTAATGCCGTCAATAATACAATCTAAGATCAAACCAGATTGATCAAAAGCTGCACAATTTCCGCAGCGAGCTGACATTACAGTTTCTACATCGCTGTTCCATATGTCTGCTTTCTTTTCCCAGAAACCAGGATCAGGTTGATCTGGATTTAAGGGACCATAGCCAAAGTTGTCAATAGTCCAATTTCTGTTTTTGATATTTTCTTCAATATCAGTTGTAGCACGAGGACATGACTGACCAACAGCTGTAGCTGTTTTACCAAGAAAGACTTTAGCTTTAAGTTGATCATTCATTTGTTTTTTTCGTATTCTTCGCGGGTCATCCATTTTTGATCACCCCAGCGTTTAAGAGATTTTTGTTTCTCTGTTTTTTTTCCGGTGTAACCACCACCTTTTTCTTTATACTGTTGAGCAAGAAGTTGAGCCTTTCGAGCACTCCATTGACCTGGCTTTCCTCCTTTGCTACCAGCCATAATTTTGTCTTTGAGACGCTCCCGCATCTCAGGTTTTGTGTAAGCCATTAAAAATATTTTGCAGTAGGAACAGATGTAATTGCTTTTGCAATAGTCATGGGATCAAGGCTTAACTTCGTTCCCCCAAACATTTTATCAATATAGTTTTTTAATTGTTGCTGAGGATTTAAGATTGCAGTGCTATCTTCATCTTTTCCTGTCTGAATTAAAATATTAATTGACTTAGGTGCATCAGAAGACGCAGGCTGTTGTGGTGAAGGAAATTGTGGTGTTTGTTGATTGGTGGGAGAGGCTGAGGCAATCATTGTTTCTTTACCGCCTTTGGTATGAAGCAATTCAATTTCATAGCCCTCAGGGGTCTCAATCGTTCCTAAACCTTTACCAGGTTTAAAAGAACCTGCACCTGTCCAATAAATTGGGGTGCCTCCAGGAATTCCAAAGTCAATACCTTTATGAAATGTAGAAGCACCAGCTGTAGGCGCTTTGCGTGCTCCGTACCCGGATGTTACTTGGAAAGCTGGAGAAAACCCGTCTTTTGTTTGTTGGTATAGCGGTGTTTTTTTATCTCCAATTAAAAGATTTTGCAGACCACTACGCCACGTTGACGGATCAATGTATTGTCCTGCTTTACGAACACGAACATCTAAGTGGGCTCCTGTTGTAGGAAAAATATCCTCTCCAGGTTTAGCAACATATCCAGCATGAAGAATACCCGGCATAATCAACCAAAATAATTAACAGACTCAACATCAGTTAAGTTCTTTGCTAATTCTAATGGACTTGGAACAAAAGATTGATCTTGTTTTGCATTTGCTCCACGCATAAACCGCATCAAAAAATCAATTGGACTTAGTTCGGCTGATTGTCCTTTGCCTGTCACAATGATATTAATATTTGGAGTTGAAGGGCTTTGTTGTAAAGGTTGTGATGGGGTTTGTTGCTGAGGTGCGCTAGGACCCTGTCCTGCAACTTGTTGTTTCTGTTGTTCGTAGTATTTATACAGGTCACCGAGTTGTTTAGAAGGCTGCCCGTAATAGCTTCCTCCACCAGATGTTGGCAGTGAGGCCCACTCTGGAGCAAGCTTGTTAATAACAGTTCCGAATTTTTCTCCTTTGAGGAATGGTTCTAATGCGCCACGACGTTCAATTAAATGAAGAGCAGCTAAGTCTTGTGATTTAGGATCAAATCCAGAAAGTCCTAAAGCTTTTTTAGCACCTTGCCAGGTACCAGGTAGGAATTGATAAGCACCTGCTGCAGCGCTGTTGTAACCACCACTACTGATAACTTTGTCAGGATGTTTCCAGCCTTTAGAAGTATCAAATTTTCCACCACCAAACATGGTTTGATACCCCGCTTCTCCTGGAGTACCTTCTGCATATCTAATGGTATTTAGTAGTGAGCGGATTTCAGGTTTCTGAAGAAGTTGTTCATACCGCTGGCGTGTTGTAGACATTGGCTTAACGGAAGTTGTATTCGAAGTAGAACCGGGTTCCGACTGCAACATCTGCGGGGCCAGGTAAAGCTTGAATGAATTCAGCGCCTTCCCGCTCAAACCGATACCGGGCTTGCATAGGGTTTCTATAATTAGCGACGTACAGATGAAGAGCTAAGCGATCGGTTTCATAAAGATAAATATCCGTCCAGGTTTTAAGTGTTTCTTTAAAATCAGTCGTTGTAATGGTACGGTCAACATCACCAGCAATATTCTCTAAACGGTTACGAGGAACAGCAAAGTTATTTGCACTGCCAGTCATATCGGTGCGCTTTTCAGCTTCATCACACCGGCTGACTTGTTCGACCAATTTCTGATACCAGAATGAATCTGGTACATTGTTCATAGCTTCCTCAAGTCGAGCTAAATCGCCAGCTGGGATTGATGTGGTGTTATATCCCAGATGCCAACGAATTTTTGATTTAAGAAAACTATCAAGCTGCATTATTCGACTCGAATAAGATTTTCTTTGATAATTTCATCCCAATCAACACGCTTAATTGCTTTAAGTTGATCTAAACGGACGAATTTCTCACCGGGCATTGAAGTTTGTAAATCTTTAATATCCCGTGCTGTCTTTAATCCTACACCAGGCAAATGGTCAGCAATCTGTCTTGCACTCGCAGTATTGATGTTAATGCGAGTATCAATTGGAAAGGTTTCTTTGTTTGTGGGAGTTGGAGGAGTAACGCCTTCTTCTTTTAACTTTTCAGTTAAACGTTGCTCTGTTAGATCCCTTTCGTTTGTAGCACTAATGTGAGGGACGAGATCCTCTCGATCAATATAGAGAACCTCGTCCTGAGAATCAATACACATCATGATGTTGTCACCATGATGAGAAATCATTTCAACAAGTTGGCCAGTTGGTTTGTATTGGTAGAGCATTCAAAAAGATGACAACTACCAATACAATACCAACCTCAACTCAACTAATCAACTATGATCAGCTATCAGTACCACCAACCTGAGAAGCAAAATCAATGAACTCATTGATGTCTTCCCAGCTCACGCCAGCAGCAGGACGCAGGTAGTTCACGCGGCACAGAATGTAGCCAGCGCGACCAGCATCTGAATCATCTTGGCTGATGAACACACCGTCGCCATCCACAGTAGTGGAGGTAACACCGTTGACGTTAAACACCTTAAAGGTCGTGTCAGCGGTCACCTTATAGAACATCGAGTTGGCAGCGTTAGCAGCCACGATGCCACCGGTAGTTACGGTGGTCCAGAAGGGCAGGTCAGCAACGGTAGTATCTGTCAGACCCTCTGCAAACAGGTTGCTGGTAGCAGAGATGATCGAGCTAGCAGCAGCCAGACCATTAGCCTGGGCAGAAGGCACACCGAAGGGAACGCCAGAGTTGCTAGGACCAAGCAGCAGACCTTCACCAGTGGTACCGCCAATGTTGGCAGTCACAGGAGAAGCGGGGAAGCTAGCCTCGCCACCAGCAGGAAGATCCTGGCCAATAGCAATCGAAGCGCCATAGACGTAGGCGGGACGATCAGCGCTAGCATTAACCACTAAAGATGTGCGGTTGTCACGCACACGATCATCGGTACGACGATCGGGGGAGGGAATCGTGATGTCAAAGCTCTTATAAGAAGCTTTATCAGCAGCCAGGTTGGTAACCTTGGCATAACCGATCAGCTCAAAAGCTTCCACACCAGGCCAGCCATACACACCTTCGGTGTTGAAGGAGGAGAGGCGGTTGATTTGGTTACCGGGCTGGAGGATAGCACCAGCGTTGGACTTGTAAGTAGCCATTGTTAATTACCTCCTATCCTCAAACAATAGTGAACGCAGTGGTCACGAAGTCCTTATTCAGGTTCGCAAAGCCAGCGTACAGCTGCCAAATCAGAATGATGAAGCGGCTGAAGTCATCATTGTTGTTGATGAGCACCTGAGCATTAGGACCACCGATACCCACGCCCACAGCCTGAGGACCGAAGAACAGTGCAGGAGGAGTGTCGTGAGAAATTGCACCAGCACCGTCGCCAATGTCAACAGTGATGGACTTGGAGGGGAAGTTGGTGGATTCGAAGAAACGCACACCTTCAAACACAAAGCCAGAAGGCATGGTGGGCTCACCGCCAACAAACTGAGCTTGGCCATACTGACCGCCACCGTAGATAGCAGCATTGGGGTTCATGCCGCTCATGATCGGGTTACCAGCAGCAAAGCCGGGGTAACGAGCCACTTCACGGAAGCCCTGATCAGCACGCAGATCCTTCATGAAGGAGGGATCAGCAATACAACGATAGTAACCATCAGCAAAGACGGGGACGTTGCGCTTGCGGAGGCTCTTCACCACGTCAAGCAGGTCAGTCTTCACATTGAACTTATAACGCTCAGAGGCATACTCAGTAGCACTATAAGCAGTCAGCGTGGTAGCGCCAGTCTTAGCCTTACCGTTGGGATAGTAGTAACCACCTTGGGTGTCAGAGGACTGACCACGGGACTCAGACTTGAACAGCTCATCCAGGAACACACGATCGCGCCAGCGGCGATAGTCGTCGAGGAGGGTCAGCGAACCGATGGACTGGTGGAACATGTTGAGGTTCCCGGTGTCCAGCAGCAGACGCTGAGCGGTCATCAGAGTCTCGCGAGCAATCTTGAAGGTGCTCGGGAGGTTGGTGTTGTTC